AAACGTTTGATGTTGCACCGTTAGCAATTGCTCCAATACCCATATCTTCTAAGTTGATCGTGTGGTTCTTATTCAACTCCAGAACAAGTGTTCCTGTTGCATCATTACCACGATAAACTTTCCATGTGCCATCACTGCTTGATGAAACGTGTGCGATTGCTGCTGCTGATACGGTTTCAAGCTGTGTGTTAGATGACAATTGTGCCAACGTAACCAACGTGTTTGTATTTCCCGTTACACGGATCGTAGACTTCGATCTTAGTGTGTTAGTAATTTCTTGTGGCATTTATCGTATTCCCATTGATTTGCGGCGGCGCATTGACATTTTTCTTTTCAGCAATGTTCTATTCATTCTAGCGCGACCTTTTGTTTTCCAGTATCTCTTTAGCTTTCTAGCTTTTTGAATTCTTGCTGTTGCTGGTATTCTCTTAACAGTGTTGCCTGATATTCTAAAGCCTTTGATTGCAGAACGTCTAACGTTTCGTTGTACAACGATTCTTCCTTTAGCGTTTCTACGAATTCTTCTGCGAATCTTTTGGATTCTGCCCTGCTTTACAATATTAGCTTCCAATAAATCTTCAGCAACATCATATATATCTACCGCAATTGCCCGCTTTTCTTCCTCAAGCCTTTTTGCAACAACAGAGTTCATGTGAGCAAAGATAACATCTCTTGCTTCACTAAGTTTATTCTGTGATATGAGTTCTATGAAGTTCATTGTACTTTACTAAGTGCAAATTCTTTAGCTTGCTCAAATGTTTCTGGTGATGTATGAATCAAATCCACAAACTTTTGTTGATTCTCTTCCGTTAAACTATGATACACTGATTGAAATGCTTCTAGCGTTTGTTCATCAAGCTCAACAATATCACCAGTATCAAGTTCGATTTGCTCAGATTGAATCGGACCGGCATCATCTTGTGTGAATGGAATCGCAAAATCTTTACCTAATCTTTCGTTATGGTAAACAGCAACTTTCATGCCACCAGGAATCAATCTGATTGCTTTCCTTTTCAATATCAGGATGAAAGGAGGTTCTTTTGCCAAACTTTCGTCCAGCACAATCTCTTCTTTGACTTCTTTATCAAATTCAATACGATGTGCTCGGACTTTTTTACCTGAAGCTGACAGTTTGAAATCACTGGTGTCAACAACAGATTCCTTTACAGACTTACGTACTTGACGATGAATTTGTGGATTGTTTGTGATTAGATCAACCATCTTAACAAAAATATTTTGTATGATTGATCTATCAGCTTGGGTAAAAGTTGGTCGATCTTCTTCCATCTTTGCAAGAATCTGGTGCATACGTTGAATCTGTGCTTTGTTGCCTAGACCGGCACGAACCAAAGCATCGAACTTTGAAAAGTCCTGCTTTTCTTCCTCAACTACACTCTTGAATTCTTGCAACGACTTCATTATTCGCCTTGTGTTTCTTCAGCTTCAATTTGTTCTTCAGCTTCAGGTTGATCTTCGGTTCTGCCGTTAAACAATGTTGAAGCAACGTCTTGCTTTTTAGCTTCTAGTGCATCAAATGCTTTTGCAGATAGTAACTCTTCTAGAGCACTCTTAGCTTCTGAATTTTGACCTGCACCTAACATGTCAATTACTTGTCTTGCATCCATAATTATCTCCTTATTTTCTATTTAGCACTCTACTGAATCTTGATACTACCGCATCATGTTCTGGTGTATCTGACTCGTTTGAACCACGATCTGATATATTGTCTTCGGGTGGAAAGTCTGCTGGATCCACTTGCTCTTGTTCCTGATCTTGTCCTTGATCAGGTGGAAGTGGTCTTCCATCTGGTCCAAGTGGAGTTGGCTCAGGCTCTTTAGAGATTTGTTTATCCATCATTTTGATATCATCGTCAGTCAACTGCAAGATATTTTTCTTTACCCACTCTTGTGAGAAATATCTTCCTACATATGGATCAACCATACCCAACATTTGCAATCTATTTTGCCACAATTCAGCATCACGCAACTCAGTAAAGTTGTTGTCTTTCTTGTAGTCATAATAAATCTTATCCCTAAACTCGTCCCACTCTTCTGAAGTACAGATTCCTTTTAGAACCAACTGTGTCTTCAGTGCGTGATCGAAAATTTGTGAGAACTTGTTACGAATCTTTGTGATGAACTTGTTGAATTTTAATTCATCTCTGGTGACTTCAGTTGATCTACCAAGACCAACCATACCACCGCTTTGTTGCTCCATACGTGAGTATGGTACGTTCATCGACTGTAGTAGTTTCTTTTGGAAATACTGTACGTCTTCCATCTGACCTAAGTTTTGACCAGCAGGAAGTGTTGTGATTTCTGTACCTTTACCGCCTTCGCGTCTAGGCAACCAGAAGTCTTCAAGCATAGACATGTGCTTACGATCATCGCGCAACTCACCTGTGTTTGCGTCATAGACCATTTTGTTCTTATACTTGACCATCACATCGCGCAGATACTGTTCAGCTTTACCTTTTGGCAAATTACCAACGTCAATGTAGAAAATTCTACGTTCTGGTGCACGACTAATTCTGTAGATAACCACAGCATCTTCAATCATGCGCAACTGGTTCAGTGGCTTGATTGCTTTGTGTAGGTGCGAAATAACAAATGTGTTCTTTGCATCCATCATGCCTGAGTTGACGTTGATGATGGATTCTGGTGCAATTCTCAGTCCAGCATTAGCTGCTGCTGTGAATGCTTGTGTGGTTGTACCACGATCATTGTAAAGATAGTATTCAGCAACAGACTTGATAATGTCTGCGCCAGTTTTCAGATCGCGCCCCTTCTGGACTTCACGAACTTTTCTAATTTTTCGTGGATCAACGTATCTCAGTTCCTGAATACCCTCTTTGGGGTTTTGTTCATTGACGATGACATGATAGTAAATTCTACCATCGATGTACCATCTGCGGAAAATATCGTCAGCAAGATTGGAAAAGTTCAACATCTTAACGATTGTTTCAAACTCTTCTGTGATTTTCTTCTTAATGGACTCTGGTTGTTTCAAATCATCTAGTATGATATCTACAACTCTACCATCTTTATCGTGTGTAATGGCTTCATCAACAATCTCAGTGATTGCTTGGTCACACTCAGGATGATTGGACATTTCACGATATCTTGTGATCAACTCTAGTTCATTACGAACTGAGCCTTCCAAGTCTACGTATGTGCCGTAGTGTGCGTTTTGTGTTATCGTTACTGCGCCATCATCCAACGCTTCTGTTGGAAGCGCAAACGAGGACTGCTTAGGGTCCTCTTTTTTGATGATATCTTTATCACCTAGCGTGAAACCGAATAATTTTATTGCCATCCGTACTTTCTTTCCATTATGAAAAGGAGGGGAGAATTTCTCCCCGTCCTATTAAGCCACCAAATCTTCGGCGGATTCCCACCATTGATACGACAAGTTTACAGTAAACTCTTCAATTGTGTCGTTGGAACCCCAATCAACATCAATTGGTGCAACATCAGTTGGGAATAGACCAATGAATTTGTATTTCTTCAGGATGTCACCAGTTTTACCATACTGTCTAACTTCACCATCAACGGTGTAGCTAGATGGTGTAGTAGCTGCTGGATTACGCAAGTTCAATGAGTGGCTGTTCATGCCATTCATCCAACGTTCGAACGCATTACGAATGATGAAATCTTCATCGTTAATAACGGTAATTGTCCAGTCTGCGAAAGTTCTGTTTCCTGCAAATTTAAGCTCACGTCCAAAGTACTGTACAGGTACTGTGTTCACTGTGGAACCTGGTAGCTGTGCGGTTTTGCACATGAAGCTCAATTTTGTCAGTGCTGTTCCTGGCAAAGCAAAAGCTGGAAATGGTAGTGTCACCTCAAATAAATTTGGGCGGGCACCATCTCCCTGCATTTGAGAGCGGAATTCGTTAATATTGAATGCCATTTAGTATTCTCCTATTCTCTCTTATTTATTACGCTTGGCTACCAACAATTTCGTAGAAGTTCACACCAGTGCGAACCGCAACAAAGTTAAGTTGGATGTAGTTGATGGAACGAGCAGGCTTAATGTAGATATCACCAACGAATTGATTTTGATCAATTACTTCACCTGTGTTGTTGGTAGAATCACACACAACACGGAAGTCGTAAATACCACGGCGACCTTGAACGTTACGTAGGTATGGCTCAACCAAGTTTACAAACGCAGCGCGAGTAAATTCATCATTGAATTCAAATAGAGATGAACGTGCAGCTTTTGCAATAGATTTTTCTAGAACGATGAACAAGCGGCGAACGTTAATACGATCAAAAGCACTTGGACGATTCAGTAGAGTCTTATCGCCATACAGAATAGTTCCTTCACCTGGGAAAGTAACAACAGAGTTTACACCCTTCTTGTAGATTGCATCACGCTCGGCTTGTGTTGGATTCCATGCTAGACGAACTACGTTTTTGATCACACCGCGATTTAGACCGGCTGGTGAGAACCATGGATCTCTCTCGTTGTCTGTACGAACACATAGACCGGCGATATCACCGTTCAATGGTACCCAACGGTATACATCGTTGTACTTGTCATATTGATATTTCCATCCAGAATCCATAACAGCGAAACTAGATTTTGTGTATGAATCTGCTGTTGCTGCAATATCAGTAGCTTCGCTTCCCGAGTTGTCAACCACATCAGCAAACTCTGGTGATACAAAGACTAAACAGTCTTTACGTGTTTCAGCGATAGAAATTAGATGGTTTGGAATTGTTGTTCCTGTTGTTTCACCTGCCATGATCAGTGAAATGTCAACTGAATCTGCATTTGCAAACAAATCATATGATGAATTGATGTTTCCTGCAGTTGCAACATGATCTACACCACCAGATAGTGTTGCAGTAAGTGCAGTAGCCATTGAAGTATATGCAACTGCTCCGGTTGCCGCTGTACCCCAATTAGCTGCTAGGTGACCGCCCCACCACAAGTACTTCGAACGTGTGTTGATTGCTTCTTTATAGTAGTTGCTTGAACCGTCTGAGTTTTTAGCATCTGATGCTTTGGAAACAAATGGATATTTCTCCAAAATTGTTCCTGCGACACCACTAATTGCTCCATTACTGTCTAGAACAATAACGTGCAACTCATCATTGCTTGAGTTTCTGTCTGATGCCCACTCAGATGTTGCTGGTGCAGAATCAAATTCACCTGCATATGTCCAACTTGTGAATGTGTTTGAGTCTGCAACCGATACTCTGATTGAGTTGCCTAAAGCACCTGCATATTTTGCATTGAATGCGGATGATGTATTTGAGCTATGAGATTGCTCATAATCAATTCTGTTTTCTATCAAAACTGTTGTTGCGTTAGCGTTTGCTGTAGCATTTTTTGCATTAGCGCCAACAGAACGAACAACTCTCAAGTCACTTCCATATGCCAAGAAGTTTGCTGCTGTGTAAAATGTTGCGTAAGTATTTGCATCAGGTTTGCCGAATCTATCAACCAATTGTATTTCATTGTTGACGATAGTGATTTCGTTAGCTGGTCCCCAAGCAAAATTGCCTGCGACTGCGCCAATGGTAGTGGCAACTGATGGAACAACTGTTGTTAAATCTACTTCTGAGATATTAACACCAGGTGATAATTGAAAAGCCATATTTTGTTCTCCTTATTATTTTTATAGAACTGAATCGTATTATTCTATTTATCATTTTATAAACTTGAGGCCATGTAGCCTCGCTGACCTAGGTTTGTCCACAGATCGGTGCCATCAAACTCTTTTTGTTCTTGTAGACCATCATCAAGCTCACCCACAGGCAACATCTCATCATCCATCTGTAGGCTTCTTTCGTCCAACAATCTCTGTCTAACGTCAGAATCTGTGATTTCCTTGAAGTATGACTGTGCTGTCAGCCAAGAAAACAACACCAGAGTCATCACAATGTCGTCATTATTACCTTCTTCAGCTTCATAAGACTCCTTTACTCTGACAAATGTGTTCAGTTCTGCGATAGCATCAAAGTCATTTGTTATGAGTTTGTCTGTTTCAATCAGAGTTTTCAAGTTAGCACAACCAATTTTTTTGACTGTTTTGGATGTTTTTACACCATATGCAGCACCTTTTTTGAAGCCTGATGATATATGCTGGCCCTTTATCTCATGATGCTCGATCCTGAATATGTTCTCATACTCAAGATCGTAGTGTAGGATGTCCACAACTTGTTGACCAACGCTGTTCGTTTCAACCAGAACCCAAGCTCTGTTATATCTATTAGCTAAGTTATAAACATATGTTGGAAATAACATAGGAGACAGTTTGTTGTCTCTGAATTTAGCCACATGTTTGTACGGTAACTCAGTAACATCAATAACTGAGCATACTGAATAGTCTAGACCAACGCCTTCGGCACAATCAACCACAGCAATGTATGTGTGACCCGCTTTGGGTGCCTCGAAAATTTGTAGATACTCTTCTGTGGATATTGGATAGTTGAATGTCAGTGTCTTTAATTTTGATCCTGGAATCAACGTTGCAGATGACCCTAAGAATTCACATTCAAATTCCTGCCTGAACTGCTCTTCACTTGTGTTTCGTATCGTTTCATCTCGCCACTTAGCATCTCTACCTGGCACCATAGACCAGTGAACTTCAAACGGAACATACAGAGAACGCTTTTCAACCGCATCTGTCCACATCTTGTAGAACATGTTCAGTCCATGTGGCGTTGAAACGATGATAACTTTGGTAGTTTTACCAGAAGAGATAACTGGATAGGTCGAGGTAAAGAACTCAACAGCCATATTCTGTGGAACGAAAGCGAATTCGTCCAAGAATACTAAGTTGTATGATCCACCACGAACACCAGCCGCACTTGTTGCATATGCTGATATTTCTGATCCGTTTTCAAGAACAATGTTTCCTTTGTTCCATTCAACAATGCCTTGTTGCATCCAAAGTGGAAGATATTCAAACGCATATTTGATTCTACCGAGAATGTCTCTTGCTAGATCACCCTTGTTGGCTAGAATGGCGATCTTATAGTCATCCGTAAACAGTACACACCACAACATGTAGCCTGCGGCTGTGGTTGTCTTACCGACCTGTCGTGGCATTTTTGCGATGGAGAATCTATTCGCATGAAAGCCTTTGACCATTTCCTCCTGGAAAGGCCACATGTTAAATGGCATTAAGCCATGATCAACGTTAACAATCTTGACGTACTTCTTAATGAAGTATACAGGATCCTTAATGCATTTGGTAATCTCAATTAGCTGATCGTGGGTGTATTCAATTTCAACACCGGCACGTTTCAGACTTGAGTTACCGTTATATCCACCAGCATATGCCATTAGTTAATCTGCTTTATTTGTTTGATCAAGTCTGAAGTTGAACCAACAAACACAGCTTTATCCACTGTAATTTGTGGCTGGTCTTTTTGTGGCGTCAGATCACGCTTCTTCTTTTGCAACTCAATCAAGTCTTTGTTGATATCGGCCATACTCTTTAATAAGTTTGCTGCGACCTCATATGCTCTTGGGTGATCAGTTGCTGATGCAACTTGTAGTATGTTATCTACTGCAACTTTGCCCTTCTCAGCGAGTTCACGAATATTTTTTCTAGCAAACTCAAAATCAGAATCAATATCACTCTGAACAATAATGGGTGCAGGAAGGCTTTGTGTTCCTATAGGATTAATATCAAAGATATCTGCTAATGATTTATCTGTTTTCATAATGTGTTTGGAAATTCAGTTATTGTTGTTGTGAAACCATAATCATCGTCTGCATTGGCTGTTGGTGGATTTGGTTTTACCACAATTGAAACTGTCTTGATAGGATTCAAATCTACAGTGTCGATTGTGTACGTTGCATTTGAGTAGTCTCCAACAACGGTATCATTTTCTTGCAGGGGTGTAGACATGTCAGATACAACCAATGTGCCTAAACTATTGTTTGCAAAGTATGCGACTGATCCTGTTTTACCTGATCCGACTGTGCGAATTGTTTCACCTGTTGTGTAGACACCATTACCTGATGCCATGTCAACATAAACTCTCTGTGGATCACTCGATAATCTGCTGTCAACAAAGATGTTTGTATTTGCTTGTCGAATTAGCCCACCAATAATTGATGTTGCTGGAAATATATAGCCCTTAACTGTGAACGTTAAGTTCCAAATGATCAAACGAGTTGTGGACATGTCTCCTTCATAGTCTATCTGTGGTGTCACAGAATTCAACATGATAGGAATATCATATTTTCTACCTAGGGTTGGTATTAAGTCTACTGTAATCGTGAAGTCTGGAGTAAATAGTGGTAAAATCTGCTCAAGAATTTGTGTGCCATCCTCTTGATTTCTGACATAGATGTTCAGATCAAATTCGAAATTGTATGGCACTGGTGCATGTTGTGCAGAGTATTTACCTGTGGCAGAATCAACAGCAAAGTTTCTATTCAGTGTGTTAACTTTTCTGCTGGAATCATAGGTCAATCCTACCAAATCAAAAGATATCCTAGGCACATATGTATTGATCGACTTTGTTAGATTTGGATCGCTTGTCAGTCGTGTTAGATATTTCTCTTTAGCTCCGAATGACAGTGGTACTCTCATTCGCTCAAACTCCTGGTCACCCGATGTACTGTATCTAACGAGTATGAGGTCATTGAAAAGTGTGCCGAATGCGACAACCATCTTTCTTATTGTTCTATTGTAGAAGTGATCGTTCTTTAGCATCAAAATTCACCAAATGGGTTACGTTCTGTGAAGTCAATAATACCGTCTGCTTCAGACTGTATCCTCAAGTTATCGTTTATATCCTCGAAAACATTATTTCCGACTTGAGTATCTGTGTTTGTCGCAATAGCACTTCTATTTGCGTTACTGGTTTCACCACGTACTGTTCCTGAACCAAATGTTCCCTGCACACGAATGACAGTAATTGTTGAGTGTGGTGTGTAAGAGTAAACGACAGCTTGCGCATTAGCAGTTGCAACTGAACTGCCTTGGTATATGACTTCGCCAGGAACAAAAGAACCTGAACCAGCTGGATAAACAGTGGTGTTGGCCAACGCAATATCTGTTCTCTTATATTCTGCAAATGCTTGGGTGTCAATCTCTTCTACGCCTGTAGATATGATTTCTTCACTGAACACAAATTGTTTCATCTTCAGTGCATACACGTATACGTTTCCGCCACGCCCTCTACCTAGTGTATAGAACATAGCTTGATCGTTTTCGTTCTCAACGAACGTAATTTCAAAGAAGTTCTGCACCAGAGGAATATAGATCAGGTCGCCTTCTCGCGCTCTAGGTAAGTTTGCAGTCATTGCAAATCTACGTCTTGAAACTAATAGAGTTACCTCATCACGAATCTCAAGTCCAAATTTAGAAATGAAGTCGCCTTCGCCATCCATACCGGTGACGTTTTCCATGTACATTTCAATAGCATGTGCGGTGCGATATTGTTTCAGGGTGTCTTCACCATAAAGCATATCAACTTCATCACGGCTTGTGCGAGGAAGATAGTATACATCCATGCCATTGATTTGCATGGCCTCAATCACCAAATCTTCTACAAGTAATTGCTCACTTGTTATTTGGTGCTGAGGAAAATTGTTGAAATAGAAATTCGTGGACATCTATTTTAGCCCATCATTATCTCGCCAGGAAGTACGTTTGTGCTTATCAAACCATCTTCTAATTCTTTCATCTCTTCAGCCGCCTCTTGCATTATTCTGACACCATCAAGTGTAACACCACCGGGCATTTGAATACCTGCGAATTTACTGAGATTGCTTCCCCACTGATATTTGATCTTTGCTGTTGCGTATTGCTTCAGGAATCTATCGTTCCATACGTCTGAGAAACCTGGGCGTGTCAGTGTGGCACCTGTTGTTGTAGATGCAAACTGCGGAGTCACGTTTAGTGATGCTGGTCCTGCAATCGAGACAATTTTCTTGAATTCACCATTGATGATAATTTCATCATCGACAGACAACTCACTATTGAAAGATGTGCCTGTTCCAATTACGGTGTTGGATGTGGCAGTAACGGATACTGTGCCTGTGGATATTCTGGAATCTGGTTCTATTCTGCGATAGCACTCAACGATGACCCAGCTTCCAACAGAAACATCTCTTGTCCAATCAATATCAAGATACAATCTATTCATCTTCCTATTGAATCTGACTTGTGGTGTTCCTGAGAACAACAGATTCAATGTTCGGATGTGTTGCATCGTTATTTCATATGAAACATACGATACCGATGTGAAGTCATAAAGGTCATGCAATCTCAGTTGGTATCTCAAGTCAAACATGTTGACTGAGGAGTTTGACTGGTCAAATGGTAAAATGCCAGTAACAAAATTGACTGCATCAGGACAGAATATGTATCTCCTGTCCATATCTTCCTGAGTGATTTGATATTTCAAATACATCTGTTCCATACCATCATAATGATAGTCATGGTAGAATGCCAATGCATCATCAACACGATCATCCAGCTGATCTTCATCTACGTTTATTTGAATGACCGGATGTCCAAGTCTGCGTAAGCAGTATTCTTTGAATTCTGATCTTGTTCTAGGAGTTGCCATGTGTTTTATCCAATCGTTATTACCTATTTATAAAGGTAAAACGCCCCATTAAAGGGGCGTGATATTGTCAATTGAAGTTAAATTATACGCAACTGCCAGCGACAAGCGTTTGGCCAGCAGGACATGAATAAGACGTATTGTTTGAGTTTGTGGTTGTCACATTAGGCTGAATGTTTTCCATGGCATCGGCAATAGCTTTGATAGAATCACTCGCATCTTTTGAAATACTAGCTGAAGCTGCACTTCCTTGACCACTGACTGTTGTGGTTGCGGTTAAACCAGCTTTAGCAACATCAACTGTGGCTGCCAGCCCAGCACCTGCTGTTGTAGTAACTGCTGTTAGACCAGCACCTGCTGTTGTAGTAACTGCTGTTAGACCAGCACCTGCAATGTTTGCAAACGTGTTGTTTGTGTTAGTGGTTGTAGCCACTTGGTTATCACTCTGTTTGATACCCAATGCAGTTGCGTTATTGCTTTGTGTGATAGCAACTTGACGGTTCGCATTGATTGAATAGAACTGTGTCAAGTTAGGCAACAGCAATGAAGTCCATTGCAGTGCAATATCACCAGCAGATTTTGGTGGCAAGATTTGTTGTTGTTGATTGCGGGTGTTGTTTGAGGCAGCAAAGTTGATGCTCATAACAGCCGCTACCTTAGCTGTAGCATCACCTGTTCTTGCAATCTCAGCAAGAGCCGCATATTTTGCACTTTCTGCGGTTGCATTTGCTGATGCAATGGCTCTTTGGGCGTCTGCGTACATCTTATAATCTTGGCTAGCACATCCAGTAAGAAGTGCTACAGACAATAAAGCCGCTATGGATAAAAATCGTTTCATTTTAAGCTCCTGGTAAGGGTATATGTACTTATATATCAAAAATCAACCGCTAGGATATCACTTGATTCCCATAGACTTTCTGATCTTTGTAGCACTTATTGCATGTGTCGCGTCATCAAATACTTCCTGCTCAATCTTATATCCAACATCTCGCCCATAGGTAATGTTCACGATGTTAGGAACAACCTGAATTTCATATTGTCCTTGATATAGAGTGTCAAGATCGCGTTTAATATAGCTTTTGACTTGTTCAATGGCAAATGGATTTGATCCTTGCCAGCCTTGACAGTCTCGGATTTGTATGACAACCTGGCCAGTCTTGCTGATAGCTCTCTCAAACAAAGCTCTGTGACCTTGGTGCCATGGCTGCCATCTTCCTAGCATCTGAACAGTCTCTTTTTGCCAATCAAATGTGGGTCTGCGTCTATTATCCAGAATATGAGCCGCAATAAACTCACCCCATTTTTCACCATGCTGTTCGGTAATCCTGAAGTCGTAAACTTCTGGTGGAGTGAAAATCTTATTGGTGTCTTCAAAGCGACCTTTATCAATGGTATCTACCCATACTGTCCAGTCTGCTTTGAAGTTATTTCGCATTTCCTGAAGAGGAGCAACGAAATCACAAATTACAAAATCCATGTCACCATATTGAGTCTCAGCAAGTTCTGCCATTCGTTTACTTTGGCGAATACGACCCTCATGACTAAAGTCCCAATCGTTGAACTTTTTTCGTACATCATCCGCATTCAACCAGCCAACACGTTTTCTATCAGCTTGTAAATGATCCAAAATGTGTTGAGCTAGATAAGTCTTCCCGGCACCTGGTAGACCCATAATAAGAATTTTCTGCATAATATACTCCGTTAGATTACTCTGCGGCTTGTTCTGTTTGTTCTGCTGGCTGTTCTGGCACTTGTGGTTGAACTTGTTCATGGATCAAGCTGACCAATTGCGCTGCACCTGTTTTAACTGGTAGTTCACCCAATGCATAGATGATACCGTTGACTTGTTCTAATGATAGTTTCAATGTAATTTCCATTTTATTCTCCTTGTGTTATCCAAATGTTTTCGGCTAGTTTTGCTTCGCCTGTTGTAATAGCTGCTAGTAGATCCGTGATATCTTCTCCTGAATCAACAATTGCTTGATCAGAAACAACAATTTTCAGATGCGCAACGTTGCGTTCAATATTGCCTTTTCTTTCATTGTTTGCCTGTGATCCAGCAGCCAATTTTGCAATCTCATCACCAATAACCCACACACTGTCCCGTGCAGCTTTGATGGTTCCCTTGATATCGTCTAATGTTCTTACTCGTTCTTCCATGATAGAATCTCCTTAAATAAATCTTGTGTCTTCTTGGTCTATTACTTCGCCAAAGAAGCTAGTCTTCTTTTCTGGCTTATCATCAACCGTTTCGTTTGTTAATGGCACATCATCAAGTTCTCGCCAAAACTCCGCACCAACAACTGCATCCAAAATAACTTTTGGTAATACATCTTCGGGCATTTGAGCAGTTGACTTCAATTCTTTGCGGACCTCGTGCATGTCAGTGAATCCATAAATTTTAGCATCATCTTCTTGATGCTGGTTTATCAGGTTCTTAAAATCATGATTGTATTCTGATTCTCCTAGAAACTTATATATCTGTCTCATAGTTTCTTTTGGATTACTTACAAGATCCTTGTACTCAACAAAGTGAATACTTGTTCTATATCCCTCAGAAAGAGCTTTCTTTAGTCCATCAAACGATTGACCAAGAATGCCTGGACCAGCAATAGCGCGGCAACGATTTTCATCAGTCAATGGAATGCCTTGCTGCACAAGCGATTGGTCGATGAAGTTTAACCTGTCGTTGACGATGTGTGGGTTGCGTTTAATCATTGAGATGAATGATGCTAGAATCTCAGCTACATCACGCACCGGATAGATGATCTTTGGATGTTCAATACCAAAGTATCCTTGAATATAATCCATTCTGTTTACCCAACTGCGATTCTTTTCAAATACCACTGGCTTGTCTGTATCTGCATAGTATTGATCAATGACTGATGTAACTAGATTCTTACCAAATTCCATCTTTGGATATGCAAGAAACAGTTCATCTTGGCTCAGTGATTGTTCCAAAGTTAACATGGTAGAAACCACCGGCGAACTAGGACCAGAGTAGAATCTTGGATTTTGGTTTAGGATAGCCGATAGCATTGTGCTGCCGCTACGTGGCAAACCTGCCATAAAATAGTATTTTTTCTTCATAATAAATCCTTACTGTTTGTCCACTGATGCAATGATATCATCAATATTGAAAAGCTCCTGATCGTCCGTGAATGGATATTCAACCTCGTTGCCATTGAAATCAAAGTCAAACAGATAACTTCCCGGCAACTTGAAATCGTATGGAATCTTTGTCGTTATATTAGTATGTATGTCATATCCAAACACAGTCGGGCTGGTGCCATTCCACAAAACCGTTGATGGTTTGTTTGTTGCAGCGGCCGCGTGTTGAAGTGAGGAATCAATAAGAATACGCTTATCGCTGTGCAATAAGATACTGAAAAATTCCATCAATGATAGAGTTTGTTGCTGACTTGCAAAGATGTGATTTGCGCCCTTGAGCTTGATTGAATTTATCTTTGTTATCTGATAGATTGTGTAATCTTTTTTGTAATGATCTACCAAATCTTGAGCTAGTTTCTCGGGCATGTCGCGGGTCCATGCGTATGGCTTTGCATCAGTTGTCATCATTCCACCATTGGTATGAATGACCATGATTGGCTTGCTGCCCTTTACCCAAAACTTTCTAGATAAATCGTATTGCAACTTGTTGAACTTAATCACAGGTTGTTCATTGTTATACTCCAATCCATATAACTTACACCAGTTCTGAATTAGTGGTAATTTTTTATGAATGTGATCTGTAGTGTAATACGGCTCATGGTGAAAGATGATTGAATCTTTTCCTTGAATGTAATTCTGGTAAAAGTATGATGTTGTCCCAATGGTGTATACACGATCAACAAAACTCAAATTGTTGAAAATTTCTGCGTATGCACAGACAACAATAAGTTTGCGGTCTGGATGGTTGTTCTTGATGGCTTGTGCAACTGCTGTTGCTGCGACATGTTTACCAATGCCACCCTGAACGTGGAAAATACTATATTTCATATGTGTCTCATGATATGTTTCGGATGTACTATTTATACTCGTTCCAGAATAGTAAAACCATTGTTGTTCGTTTTGTGTGTCTTAAATTTCCAGTGTGGATTTTGTATCATAAACTCAATGATTGCTGTCATGAGTCCTTTTCTGTCATTGCCAACTTCACCCGTTAATCCAAATGTGTATGTATCATGGAAAGCTAGATATTTCTTGGCTTTGTTGCCATGTAATTTTAACTCTTTTGATAGTTGACTGTAAGTATGTAGTGTGTCAATAAACAGTAAGTCTGTTTCAGCAATCTCAATATTCAGTACATCTGCTTTTATATATTGGGCATTTTTGCCTTCCATTCTAGCCATTTCAAATAATGTAGCAACTTCTTTGTCTAAGGAGATATCATAAGAAATTAGTTTGGTGTTGGTGTTCAGAAATGCCCGTGTGCTTACGCCAGTTCTAACACCCATTTCCACTACAGTTTCACATTGTTGGGCTAACTCATATAGCAGATGGACGTTCTCGTTGATATCGCTAAGTGTTTTTGTTGCTCGTTCATATTCTAATTGAAATGTGTTCTTCACAGCTTGTTCTTTACTAATCATCTGGTATGGTATATCCCAATTCTTTCCATCTTCAAAGTGACCAAAGCTAATGAAGTTCTTTGAATCTAATTGAATTCGTTTAGATATCTCACTATTTGGATCATTAAAGTGCTTCAATGTTTCTGATATTTTGCCTTTGATTTTGTTTGAATTTATAGCATACACATTCTTAGCTCGTTGTGCAAGATAGTCATCGCCATACCAAACCTGATACAAACTAGGAATCTTGTTATATGATGCTCTTGTCATAAACATACAGATACCAAATGCCCATGCTTGACCACCAATTGGTTTTGTTTTGTTGTAGTTGAGATTAACAATTTCCTCTTTGGTATTGATGTGATCGTCTATCTTATAGTTATTCTGATATCCTCGGAGATTGACCCCTATCAAATCACCATGTTTCAAATCAAAGTTGAAAACCATATCAAAAACATCATGTGACACTTTGATATCATCGTTGATGATTGCAATGATATCTGATGTTGTGCGTTTGTGACCTTCGTTCCATGCAGGATTTACATAGATGTTTCTACCGTAACTAATCAACTCAACCTTGTTGTGTCTCAATATAGTTGCGTTAGGTCTTTTGCTCTTGTTGTTATCAACAATGATAACCTTTTTGACATTTGGATGTGAAACATAAGATTCAATACATGATTCTATACCCTGTGCCATCCACATTGTGGGAATAATGATATCAATCATAATTTATTGGCTTGCTTGAAATCACCTTTGTACATCTTGTTTCCAATGTGGGAAACTGTATGGTGTGGATTGCACCAGATTGTATAACCTAGTTCGGTAATCTTGTTGGACAAAGTGATATCTTCACCAACAAAGTCACCATTTTCGTAGGTGTATTCACAGATGTTTTTCAGCTTCTTATTTCTGAATACCAACTCAGTGTTTGAATCCCATAGGTCAACAATTACTTTGCGAGATAGCTTTAGAAATCCTGTGCCACTCTTTTGCACATTAATATAACCATCAGTTTCGTCAGTGACTGAATTCTTTGGAATCCATATGTTGAATGATATATTTTTATCACCTTTGTTAACCACAGGAATAGTGATCACATCTTTTTCTGATTGAATTATATCTATCAGTGCCTGAGCATCCCAATATTCATCATCGTCAATGAATACCATAATTTCATAATCTTCTAGATAAGCAAGCGCAAAAAGCTCATTCCGAGCCATGGGCAGGATACTTTCATTCGCAAGGAACACACACTTAATATCAATGTTATTCTTGATACCTAGTTTAGTGGATTCACACAGACTATGTACAAAATATGCATCAACCTTCTGGTCAAGGCATGGGGTAGCAATCAAAACTTTTTTCATAAAAAACTCAAAATAAGTGAACAGACATAGTATATATGCCTGTTCCAATCACCTGAAAATTATTTTGCTTCCAGTGATGATAATCTAGCCTTCAACTCATCAACTTCCCTTGATAGTTCGTTCACAGCATTGACTAAAATTGGTATTAAGTGATCCGTTGTTAGTTGTAGCTTTTCAGAATCATCAACAGATACTACAACAGGATGATCTCCTTCAGCTTCAAGGAAGTTCTGAGCAGTGAAACCATACCTGCGTTTACCCTCTATGTCAGTGATGCAACCAGTTTCTCTATCTTTGAATGCAAATTCAACAGGTTCAATGTTCTGCAAGAATCCGCGACCATGCGGCACACTACCAAAGATAAACTTATCACGACAATCAGAAACCGTAGTCCAACCAATCTGAATCTGGGCACATGTGTGAGTTGCATTACCCATAACAATGCGGTTAGATTCTGTTGTAAGATTTACCAAACCACCCGGAGTAAACCCGGTGGTACCAGCTCTAATACCAAACAATAAGTTGTTGCAACCTGTTGTGACTGCTACGCCGGTGCCGAAGCCTAAGAATAAGTTATTACATCCAAATGTGTTGTTGAAACCAGCATATGATCCAATGAATATGTTGCAGTTACCTGTTGTGTTTTTCTGACCTGTGCAATTACCGGAAAAGAAATTATTATTACCGAATGTGTTATAACGACCGGCTTGGTTGCCGATAAAGTTGTTGTGGTTGCCTGTGGTGTTAAAGCGACCAGCATAAAAACCGAAGAAGTTGTTGTAACTACCTGTTGTGTTGGGACGACCCGCCTGATTACCCATAAAGGTGTTATGATTGCCTGTTGTATTGCTGCGCCCAGCATAAAAACCAAAAAAGTTGTTACTGCTGCCTGTTGTAGTGTAACGACCAGCATCTCGTCCAAAAAAGTTGTTGTGACATGCGGTTGAGTTAGTACATCCAGTATATAACCCAACAAAGAAGTTATGACAGCCAAATGTGTTGAGGCGCCCAGAGGATTGACCGATAAATGTGTTGTAACAACCTGTTGTGTTGAAGCATCCAGCTCGTAGGCCAATAAAGGTGTTGCTGCATCCAAATGTGTTGCAACTACCAGCATTGCAACCAATAAATGTATTGAAGCCGCCGGTTGTGTTTGAGCGACCAGCATAAGCACCAAAGAAGTTGTTATTGCAGCCTGTTGTATTGTAACGACCAGCATCTCGTCCAAAAATGTTGTTGTTGCACCCGGTTGTGGTATTAAAACCAGCACTTCGGCCAATGAATGTATTGAAGCAACTGGTTGTGTTACAATACCCGGCACAACGACCAGCAAAGAAGTTGTCACAACCGAATGTGTTACGCTGCCCAGCATTAAACCCAATAAATGTGTTGAAGCTACCTGTTGTGTTGTAACGACCAGCGTTAGTGCCAAAGAAGTTATTATAACAACCAAATGTGTTAAATTGGCCAGCACTAGAGCCAATGAAGTTGTTGAAACTTCCTGTGGTATTGCAGAGACCAACAGAGGTGCCCATGAAGTTGTTACTGTTACCCTCCGTGTTCTTGCGACCAGCGCCATTACCAAAGAAGTTGTTGGCGCTGCCAGTTGTGTTGCAGCATCCAGCATAATAACCAAAGAAGTTGTTGCAGCTACCTGTTGTGCTGTATCGACCCGCACGAAAGCCGAAGAAATTATTATATTGACCAGTTGTGTTGCTGCACCCAGTATAATTACCAAAAAAGTTGTTGTCTCTGCCTGTTGTGTTTGAGCGACCAGTTTGATTACCAAAGAATGTGTTGTTGCTGCCAGTGGTGTTGCAGTAACCAGCACATTGACCAGCAAAGAAATTGTTGCTGCCAAATGTGTTGCAACGCCCAGCATAATAACCAATGAATGTGTTGAAGCTACCTGTTGTGTTATTGTAACCAGCACAACGACCAGCAAAGAAGTTGTCACATCCGAATGTGTTACTGCGACCAGCATAAGAACCAATGAAGGTGTTGAAGCTACCAGTTGTGTTATTGCGACCAGCACATGCTCCAAAGAAGTTGTTGTTACTACCAGTAGTATTAAACCTTCCGCTTGCAAAACCAAAGAAGTTGTTGCAATTGCCTGTGGTGTTGTTTCCGCCAGCATAACTACCAATAAAATTGTTGTTGGTGCCGGTAGTGTTATATCGACCAGCACTAGATCCAACAAAGATGTTATTACAACCTATTGTATTACAGTAGCCAGCTTGTCGACCAAAGAAGTTGTTGTTGAAGCCAGTAGTGTTTCTCCATCCGGCACATTGACCAAAGAAGTTGTTGTAGCTGCCAGTGGTGTTACAAGAACCAGCAAAGACACCAAAGAAGGTGTTGTTGGTGCCAGTGGTGTTATTTAAGCCAGCATTTGATCCAATGAATGTGTTGAAGCTGCCGGTTGTGTTACAATATCCTCCACAGTGACCAGCAAAGAAGTTATTGCATCCAAATGTGTTACTGCGCCCAGCATTTAATCCAATGAATGTGTTGAAGCTGCCAGTCGTGTTGAGGCAACCAGTATTGTAACCAGCGAAGAAGTTGTTGCAGCCTGTTGAGTTGCGTTCCCCAGCAGAGCGACCAAAGAAGTTGTTGTAATTACCTGTTGTGGTACAAAGTCCGGCAAATGCTCCAATGAAGTTGTTGGCACGACTAATGGTGCTCTGGGAGCCTGCACGGATTCCAGCAAAAAAGTTGTATTTGCCAGTCGTGTTGCATAGTCCGGCGCACCGACCAATGAATGTGTTGTAGCTGCCCGCGCCGAATGTGCCCCCCACGTTACTAAAACCCGCACATAAGCCAATGAATGTGTTGTAGCTGCCACCGCCGTATGCGCCTCCTATGTTGTTATACCCCGCACAACGCCCAGCAAAGAAGTTGTTGCATCCAAATGTGTTACTGAAGCCAGCGCCGTTACCAATAAATGTGTTGAAGTTACCTGTCGTGTTGCAAAAGCCAGCACAACGACCAGCAAAGAAGTTGTCGCATCCGAATGTGTTACTGCGCCCAGCATTTGATCCAATGAAGGTGTTGAAGCTACCTGTTGTGTTGCACAAACCAGCACAGAAACCAGCGAAGAAGTTATAGGTGCCAGTACCGCCTGTGCCACCAATGCAACTTACAATGTTTGTCGTGTTACAAACATTGAATGCACTTGGTGCGCTAAATGGTGAACCATTGATACTTAAACCAGTAGCATCAACTTTTAATCTTTCACATGTGCCTGCGGCTAATATAACTGTATCACATAAGCCAGCAGAGCCAACTATCGAACCGATGATTAAGTTATTAGAACCAGTTGTCACTGCACATCCTGCATTGCATCCAAAGAATGTGTTGTTGCTGCCGGTTGTGTTTAACCGACCAGCACAACGACCAGCAAAGAAGTTGTCGCCTCCAAATGTGTTGCAATAACCTGCTCTTGTTCCAATGAATGTGTTATAACTGCCTGTTGTGTTGAGTATACCAGCACATCTGCCAAAGAAGTTGTTGTAGCCACCTGTTGTGTTGTAAGCTCCGGCACATTGACCTATAAAGTTGTTGTGGTTAGCT